CCAAAGATGTATCATTCACTATTCAAGAAAGTGTAACTGGTTCAGCAACATTAGCTAATCCAATTACTATTGCGTTTACTACTGCTGGCGCAGCCGGCGGAGCACTTGATGCTGAAACACTAGTAGCAGAAATTGGTAGCTCAGGGTTAGTTAACATCAGCGCAGAATATGACGCAGCCACTGGCAGAGTAACAATTAGCCATAGACAAGGCGGTGACTTTAGAATGGTTGATACTAGTGAAGCTGGCGCCGAATTATCACGCATCTTTACATCTTATTATACATCACCTGACAATGCTGGCTTAGCAACACGTAACCTTTGGAGAGATCCTAGCGATCCTGCTGACAGTACTAAGTATCTAGCAAGTTTATGGTCATCAACTGTTATTAGTGCTGCCGGTTCACGTATTGGCTTTGCTAACGCAAGTGCTGATGCTCCGTCAACTATTCCAGCTAATGGTAAGTTATGGTATAATTCCATGATCGACGAAGTTGATATGTTGATTCATAATGGCACAACATGGGTAGGTTATGGTAACTATAACCAAACTGCTCCAGGCGGTGAAGCAACTGATCCTAACGGTCCAATTGTTAGCGCAACTCGTCCTGCTGTACAAAGTGACGGAACTGCGTTAGGCAATGGCGATTTATGGATTGATACTAGCGATTTAGAAAACTTTCCAAAGATTTATAAATTTAACTATGTAACTAAGAAATGGGTACTAGTTGACAATTCAGATCAAAGTTCAGAAGACGGTGTTTTATTCCGTGACGCTCGTTGGGGGGTTGATGGTGGTACATCAGATATGCCTACAGACAGCACCATTACCGAGTTGTTAACTAGCAATTTCTTAGACTTTGATGCTCCGGATCCAGCACTATATCCAAAAGGTATGTTGCTATGGAACTTACGTCGTTCAGGATTTAACGTTAAACGTTTTGTACGTGACTATGTGAATATTGAAGCTGACAATAAGCGTCTAGCAGGTGACCCGTCAATGGCTACATACTATCCACATCGTTGGTTAAGTGAAGCTGGTAACCAAGAAGACGGGTCAGGTACATTTGGTCGTAAGGCACAGCGTAAAGTTGTTATCCAAGCCCTACAGGCTCTTGTTAACGCTAACCAACAAATCCGTGATGAAGAATCACGTGTGTTTAACTTAATTGCTTGCCCAGGATATTCTGAGTTAGTAGGCGAGATGGTCAGCTTAAACTACGATCGTGGTTTAACAGCGTTCATTGTTGCTGATACTCCGCCACGTTTAACACCCGATGCTACTTCATTAAGCAATTGGGGTAACAACGTTAAAGGCGCTTTAGAAGATAACGACAACGGTCTTGTATCAAGTGATGAATACTTAGGATTCTTCTATCCATGGGGCTTCACAAGCGATAACATTGGTAACAACGTGGCTGTTCCACCAAGTCACATGATGTTGCGCACTATTGCTCTAAGCGATAACGTTGCTTATCCATGGTTTGCCCCAGCAGGCACAAGACGCGGTGGTATCACTAACGCAACAGCAGTTGGTTATATTACTAGCGAAGGTGAGTTCCAATCAGTGGCATTAAACAACGGTCAACGTGATACATTAGCCAGCATTAAAGTTAATCCGTTAACATTTATTACAGGTACAGGACTAGTTAACTACGGTCAATACACTCGTGCTAAAAACGCAAGTAGTTTAGATCGTATTAACGTAGCACGTTTGGTAATTTATCTACGTAGACAGTTTGCTCAGTTAGCTAAACCATATGTATTTGAACCAAACGATACAATTACACGTAACGAAATTAAGGGTGCAGCAGAAAGCCTATTGTTAGAGTTAGTAGGACAACGTGCGCTATACGACTACCTAGTAGTGTGTGATACAAGTAATAACACTCCGGCTAGAATTGATCGTAGTGAACTATATCTAGACGTAGCTATTGAACCAGTAAAAGCAGTGGAATTTATTTACATTCCATTACGCTTGAAGAACACTGGCGAGATCAAGGGTCTAGGTTAATATAAACGGAGCATAAAAATATGTCAATCGCATCATTATCAAGATTTACAGTTCCACTAGCATCAGGACAATCAGCTGCCTCACAAGGTATGCTGATGCCAAAACTGAAGTATCGTTTTAGAATTCAGTTTGAAAACTTTGGCGTGTCTGCTGGTACTACAGAACTTACAAAACAAGTTGCAACAGCAGTTAGACCAACGGTTACATTTGCTAACCAGACTATCGATGTATACAACTCAAAGATTAACTTTGCTGGTAAACCAGTATGGTCTACTATAGCAATCAAATTACGTGATGACGTAACTGGTGCTGTTAGCAAACTAGTCGGCGAGCAGTTACAAAAGCAGTTTGATTTCTTTGAACAAAGCAGTGCAGCATCAGGTGGAGACTACAAGTTTACCATGCGTATTGAGATGCTAGACGGCGGCAACGGCGCATCTGCTCCAACAGCATTAGAAACTTGGGAGTGCTACGGTTGCTACGTTACAGTTGCTAACTACAACGCATTAGACTATTCAGTTCAAACACAGGCAGAGATTGATATTACAATCCAGCCAGATAACTGTGTTCAAGTAGGTGCTACTGCTGGCGTAGGAACACCTAACTTTAAACAAACTCGCAGTACTAACCTTACCGGCGGTGGCGGTCAGTTAGGCGGTTAAGTAAAATAAAACCCACTCTGGTGGGTTTTTTCTTGACAAATAGTTAACTACGTAGTTTATTTTTTAAATAAATATTATTATGGCCTTTACTCCTACTCAATCGTTATATACTGCTTCGCCGATTACTCTTAAAGATTATCAACATGCCGCACGGCTATTTGTTGACGATCAGTTTAGATTACTACCAAAAACAAAATTTTTATATCACGTGTCATTTAGTATTAACGAAGCGGCTTTAAAAAGTATTGATCTAGTTCAACGACATAGAAACGAAATTAATATGTTAGTTAAGAGCGTTGATCTTCCTAATTTTACTATCAATACAGAAACACTTAATCAGTATAACAGAAAAAAGAACGTAGTAACAGGCCACAAGTACACAGCGGCAAATATTAAATTTCATGACGACAACATGGGATTGATTAATCAACTATGGCAAAACTACTACGCATACTACTTTGCTGATAGTACATCAGCAAAGACCAGCGGCGCTTATAATCGAAACGCTACTAAGAATTTTAACTACATTAAAACAGCATACGGCTTTGACAACGGCAGTACTTTACCATTTTTTAATTCAATTACAATTTATCAAATGGCAAGACATGAGTATATAAGTTACACTTTACAAAATCCAATTATAGCCAGCTGGAATCACGGACCGTTAGATGCTGCCAATCAGGCGTCGCATGACAACTCCGCTACTATTATGTTTGAAGCAGTGGCGTACGGTAATGGTACAGTAACTACCGATGACCCTCCAGGCTTTGGGTCAGAACACTACGATCAAACACCTAGTCCTTTACAAGGTGGTGGACAGGTCAATTCCAGTCCAAGTTTTGTATCTAATGTTAACGTTCAAGGTAACGCTCAGTCTTTTGTTAACAACGTAACTAGCACAATTAACGGATATCAAAATTTACAGAATTTACCAGCGGCGCCAGCTACTAGTTCTGCCAGCAGTTTACTAAACACAGTTCAACAAGGTGTTAGCGGAATACAAGGTATTGCGTTTCCAGTAGCAAACACTATTAGTAATACAGTGACCGCAACAAAAGTTATTCTAGGATTATAACATGGCAAATTTACCAAATTCTGTAACAGGTGATAGTAGTGTTGAGGTTCGTCAATTTTTTGACAAATTTTTTGTTAATCAAATAAGTTTTCCAAGCAACCAAATTGACGCAGTAGTTGGCTTTTTTTTAAAACATGGGTTTGATCCTGACAGCGCAAGAAGCACTAGTATTGTGTTACTTAATCAAGCAAGAACAGATAATATTAACGTGTTTGAATTAGTAGACACATTAAAAAAACTTAGTGAGATACAATTAAGTCAAGTAGTAGCGCAGGTGCTAAACACTTATAGAGAAAAAATTAGTCTCCTGGGTTATAGAATTGCCCCTCTAGCCAACAACTACGAATCACGTAACATTTTAGTTTAATATGGCCAGCAAATTCGCACGTGGTAAGTTTACTATGACTAACCCCGGCAAATACGTCGGACTTAAAACTCCGGTATACCGTAGTAGCTGGGAGTGGAGTTTTATGCGATTTTGCGACACAAACGAAAGTGTACAAAAATGGGCAAGTGAAGCAATACAAATCCCCTACAGAGATCCCCTAACTGGACGTCAAACAGTATATGTTCCAGATTTCTTTATACAGTATGTAGATAAGAAAAATCGTATGATTGTAGAACTTATTGAAATTAAACCAGCTAGTCAAACACTAATTGAACGGGTAGGCAAAAACAAATACAATCAAGCACAGTTTGTTAAAAATCAAGCTAAATGGGCCGCTGCCACAATGTGGTGTAGGCAACAGGGTATAAAATTTCGAATTGTTAACGAAAATGATTTATTTCATCAAGGCGGCGCATAAGTAAAGTATGACTAAAAAACTTGAAGAACTTTTAAATTTGCCTGCTAGTAAGGAACTTATTAAAGCAGAAGAAAAAAAGAAACAAAAAGCCGCCGGCGAAAAACCTGATACATTCTTACGTAGCATGGAAGAATTTGACAAAATTTCAGCTAGTTTGCCCGCAGTCAAGGGACTAGGCGATGCCGCAGATTCAGAGTTTGACGCACTTGCACAACGTGCTACAGATGCTTACGATGACTTAATGGATTTAGGAATGAATGTAGAAGCACGTTACAGTGGCCGAATTTTTGAAGTAGCGGGCGGCATGCTTAAGAATGCTATTGACGCTAAAGCTGCAAAAATAGACAAAAAACTCAAGATGATCGAACTACAGCTAAAGAAAGCTAAACTTGATCAAGATGCTAATCAAGAAGACAACAGTGTTAGTATACAAGGTGATGGTTTTATTGTAGCAGATCGCAACAGTTTGATCGAAAGATTAAAGAATATGAAATAAATACAATACTGGGATTACACAATGAAATCATTTAAACAATATGTCACCGAAAGCAAACAAGTTTACGAATTTAAAGTAAAAATTGCTGGCGACTGTCCAAAAGACAGCGTTACAAAAATTAAACAAGCTCTAGCACAATTCAAAGTAGAATCGTGCTCGGAAGGAAAAAGCACCCCCATTCAAGAAACACAAGTTGACTTCCCAGATCAAAAGAATGTAGGTGTTACAGTATACGATATTACTACAGCATATCCAGCAACTAGTTTACAAATTCGTGATTTAGTAGCTGAATACTGTAGTGTTGCACTTGCTAAAATTAAAGTACGTAATTTACTAGAGCAAGAAGAAGAAGCATTAAATCACGCTAACGACAAACTAACTGGTGAGTCACTATTGGAAAAACCATTAGAAGATGTAGATGGTCAAAAATTAGTTGGCGACAAGCAGGTGATGAGCTTGCTTAAGGAACTTGGTACACGTACAAAGAAGCTAACACAATATAAAGGTGTTAACGAAAAGATTTTAGCAAAGAAAGCCCCGAGTGAAAAAACAGTCAAAGCAGATAAAGTAGTACCTGCGAAAAGCCCGCTTGGTAAGGTTTCAAATCCAGATCCAAGAAAAGGAAAATAATATGAACTTTCAAGATTTATTAGCAAAGATGAAACAGCTTGACGAAAACGAGGTGGCCATGACTGAACCTGTAGACGGCGCAGTTCCTCCAGAAGCATCTACTGAAGTATCGGTTGAAGAATGCGGAATGGATATGATGCCACCGTCTCGTATGGCTGCTCCAAAACAAAGCGATTCAGTAACCATGAATGTTAGTATGAATGGCAGTGGTGCTGGCGGCATCCGTGATTTACTAAATGTTCTAAAAGATATTCAAGACGGGCCAGAACATGACGCACCTGACGCAGACTCTGGTGACCACGATATACTAATTGGTGAGCCTGAAGAGTCGTATGAAGAAGATGTAAATGATGGTGGATTTGGTGGATCTACTAATAACCCTGATCAAATAACATTAGACATTAATGACGTTGTCAACGTTGGCACACCAATTAACGGTGGCGATCATCGTCCACGTCAAGCTGGATTACCAATGGGGAATCCACAGGTTCAAGAAGGCCTAGTTAGACAACTAGCCGCTCATTACGCAGCCGTTAAAGGACGTTAATACTTCCTAGTAACAGTATCAAAAGCACTCTTCGGGGTGCTTTTTTTATGTAAATAAACATATGGCAAAATCACTCGACGGCGTCTTAACCAAAAAAGCGCACACCACTGAAAGATTCTCAGAAGAGCAGATTAAACATCTGCTGGCCTGTGCCGATCCTGAAAACGGTTACTTATATTTTGCCAAACATTTCTTTTATATACAGCATCCTGTTAAAGGCAAGATGCTGTTTCAACCTTTTGAATATCAAGAAGGATTACTACACAGCTATCACGACTATCGTTTTAATGTAAACATGCTTCCACGTCAAAGTGGCAAGACTACATGTGCGTCAGCGTACCTACTTTGGTATTCTATGTTTCACCCGGATCAGACTATTTTAGTTGCCGCGCACAAGTATACGGGTTCACAAGAAATTATGCAACGTATTAGATACGGATATGAATTATGCCCTGATTATATCCGAAGTGGTGTTGTAAACTATAATAAAGGGTCAATGGAGTTTGATAATGGATCAAGAATTGTATCGGCTACTACAACTGGCAACACTGGCCGTGGTATGTCAATTTCCCTACTGTATTGCGATGAGTTTGCATTCGTTCAACCAAATATCGCCACTGAGTTTTGGACTTCAATTAGCCCGACACTAGCAACTGGTGGTCGAGCAATTATTACCAGCACACCCAACTCAGACGAAGATACGTTTGCTAATATATGGAAAGAGTCACAAGACAAGTTTGACGAGTTTGGTAGTGAACGAGCTGATAACTTAGGACGCAACGGGTTCCACGGATTTAGAGCAGAATGGCACGAGCATCCTGATAGAGACGATAAATGGAAGGCAGTTGAAATGGGCCGTATTGGTGAAGAACGTTTCCGCCGTGAATACGGTTGCGAGTTTTTGGTGTTTGATGAAACACTGATCAACAGTATCAAGCTAGCAGAAATGACGGGCAAAGAGCCGCAATTTAAAATGGGCCAAGTCCGTTGGTATAAAAAGCCAACCCCGGGTAACACTTATTTGGTAGGGTTAGATCCTAGTTTAGGAACAGGTGGCGACTATGCAGGTATACAAGTATTTGAATTGCCTAGTATGGTACAATGTGCCGAATGGCAACATAATTTAACTATTGTCCAAGATCAAGTTAAAATCTTTAGAGATGTAATTAGATACATTCAAGATGAAATAGGACAAGATTACGCTAACAGTATTTACTGGAGTGTTGAAAACAATACCCTAGGGGAAGCCGCACTAGTGGTAATTGCTAATCTAGGGGAAGATACGTTTCCGGGACTGTTCCTTAGTGAACCAGTTAAAAAAGGCCATGTACGTAAATTCCGTAAAGGATTTAACACTACTTATGGCAGTAAAATATCAGCATGTAGTCGCTTAAAATACTTTATTGAACAAGATCAAATGAAGATTAATAGTAAGCCCCTGCTAAGTGAATTAAAAACATTCATTGCGTCGGGCGTAACATTCAAGGCAAAAACTGGGCAACACGACGATCTAGTGTCAGCGTTATTATTGATTGTACGCATGACTGTGATACTAGCAGATTGGGATCCTGCTGTATTTGCTAAACTTGCCATAGAATCCCAACTAGACGAAGATTGGCAAGCACCCTTGCCTATATTTGTTTCCTCAAACATCTGATAAATATACTATGGAATCTAATTTAGACAAAATTGCGCTTGATCTTTACGGTAAGATACAAACCCGCTTTCCTAACATACAAGTTGGGAACGAATCTGGTGACATTATCACTAGAAAAAAAGAAATGAACCAAGGCCGCTTCTTTGAATTTGAATACAAAGAAAACGGAGAATCACTGGGTACAATTACAATTACACTTGACGACGATGAAGGTATTGTAGTACAGCTAGCCGGTGATCTAGTGGATAAAAAACATCCACGTTGCGGTGAATTTTTAAAAGGTCTTAGAATATTTGCTAAGAAACGTCTATTAAAATATGATGAAC